AATACGGAACGAGTACTCGATGATGTTCATCAACGACTGCTGCCGATCGGGAATCTCGACGGCAGTAAACGCCTTCGTCATGTCATCGATCGTTGCGTCGGATTTCTTGACCCACACCTTGTTCGGCGTGATGATCCACTTGCCGTCAACAGGAACGATCGACGTGCGGTCAATGATCAACTGCACACCGGCAGACTGACCGGCATTCGTCAGCATGGCGCGCGTGGCACCGTTGCACATCACCTGTGCCGGCGAGCACTGCTCGCCAATACCGACGCCAGTCCAATGACCGGAGCGACGACGCCACGGGAACACACGGTACGGCATGCGGCCGGTATCGAGCGGATTGAGCACGACGCGCACGACGCGCTCGTTGATCAACGTGGCAGTGACGTGATACGTCTCGCGCTTGGCAACCTTGCTGGCGAGGTTCTCGTTCGCTACCATCAAATCTTCGGCACTGATCTCACCGTAGAAATGGTAAAGCTCAAATCGTTTCGCCCTGATCTTCGGATCATCGACCGCGCTCGGATTGCGCTGCCCGTCTTCAGTCAGATAGCATTTCGACGGGCCTTCATCGAGAACCAATTCGATCTGATCCGGCAGGTAGCTACCGACAGCAGGCAGCTTCTTGACTTGTGCCGGCGACATGTAGTCGCGCTCGAAGCAGTACGACCCCTTCGTTACATCCTCGCCACACGCCGGATCGGGAAAGAAATTCCATGGATCAACCTGACGCTCGCCGGGCTTGCGTTCCTTCTTGATCTCGATCGCGACGTTACCTGCTTCATCACGCGTCAGCGCAGTAGAGGTACGTGACTCAACGAACGGTCCCTTCAGGATGCCGACGCCGATACGTGCTGAATCGAACAGCACCTTGCGCATCTCAACCGCATGCTTCGCTTCGACGATCCAATCGTAGATGCGTTTCTCTGCGGCTTTGGCTGAAGTCGTGGCACGGGCCACAGCGTCCTTGGCAGCGGCAAACGCATCCTGTGGGGTCTGCGGTACCGGCTGCATCGACGCGGCCGGCTGCTGCGTCATCAGGCTATCTGGCGCGACAGCAGCGGCCATCGGCTGCGGTTGCTGCGGCGGAAACTCACCACCGTTCTGCATGACCTGCTTGAGCATGTCCCGAGCAGCAATCAACTCAGGCACCGGAGTCGGATCGAACGCAAAGGGTTTGTCGTCCATCGGCAGCAGAAGCTCAGACACCTTTGCGTGCCCCGCATCGACGTAGCGTGCGGTCAGCGGGATGAACACCGTACTGCGGTTGTCCGTGCCGTCACCAGTCGTTGCGCGAGTCAGCGGCCCCTGCATTGAGGTCGGCTTCGCCCACTGTGCTTTTTCCCACTGCGCGCGATTGACATCGTCAATGCCAAGGTACGCCTCTTCGGCAGCCTTCCAGACATCCTCGATACCTGACGACTTGCGCCCCTCGACGGCTTCCTTGCGAAGCTCGACAAGACGCCCTGCCAGCGCGGCTAGACGCTTGGTCTTTTCCTCATCGGCAGGCTGCTGTTGCTGGTCGTCCATTAGGGGCGCTCCAAAACTGTTGATAGTTATAAACTATTAAGGCAGGACGGTCAATAGGTTCCGGCTATCGCCGGCAATGACGGCGGGCACGGACGATGTAGTCCTGCATCACCTCGACGAAGCCGCGCTCCCCGGCCAGCGCGATGAACTGTCTAGCGCCGAAGTGCAAGGCGGCAAAATGACTAAGTGCCATCAACAACCACCGACGATCGGTTACCGCTGGCATCCACTGTGCTGACGATACGGTTCGTCGTGCCGTCAAGGCCGACGAAGGTTTCTGTTCCGGTACCAGCGCCGCTGACCTTGCCAGCAAGTGCGGCAGCGACGATGCGCAGAATTTCTTCAGCCGTCAGCCCGCTCTCGATGATTGCCGACCACGGGTTTCCGCCCGCACCAGCATTCGTCAGTGCAAGACCTGCCGTGCCAGCATCCGGGTAGTTCGCCAGCACAGCAGTCCACACAGCATCGCGCACACCTTCCGGCGTCAGGTCGCCGTAACCACGGATGGTCGCCGTTATGTCCATCAGTGCGGTGTTGCCGGCAACGACAACGCCAGCACCCGTGAGCGCCGCGCCAAGATCAGCAAGGCCAGCCGCTGCTGCTGCAATGTCACCAGAACCAGTGATGGTCGCTACCATTGTCGCCAGTGCCGTTGCGTCTGCCGAACTGATGTCACCGCTGGCTGTAAGCACCGCCGCGATAGATACGATCAGGCCGATGTCGCAACCGGGAATGTCACCAGCACCAGAGATGCCTGCGGCGATGTTATAGCCAGACTGCATAGTGGCGCTGGACACACCACCGCTACCGATGGCCGTGTTGCGAGCGGCCAGTAGCCCCGGTTTCTGCGGCATCATCCATGCGGCAGGGTGACGGTAGCCGGAAGGGATACCAACCAGTCCGCTAGTGATTCCCTCCCCCGCCGTGATGTTCCTGATCCGACCGGTCTGCGAGAAGTTCCTCTGTAGCGCAGACGGGTAGGCGCTCAACACAGCAGCCGCCCCGGCGTACTGCATGCCGCAAGAGGCAAACTGATAGCCGTTGCAGCGCAGGGCCATCAGAGCAACTCCGCAGCCTCGGGGAAGCCGGCGTCGGTCAGCTTCTGCCGGTCCAGTTCTTTCTGTGCTTCCACGATCAGATTGGCAAGGGTGAACGTGTTGCCCTGCCACTGCGCGAAGTCCTTGACCAAATCCAGTATCCGCCTATCCACAATCAGCCTCCGTAGCCGTAGTCGAAGTCGACATTGACCGTACCTGCCGAAGTCGTCGCGCCCGTCTGGAACAGCAGGAATTGGATGTTCGCTCCGTCCTTGATCTGACGCATCGACGGCATGGCATTCACCAAGTCCATCTTGTTGTAAAGGCCTGTCGCCGGCAGCGGCAGCGTCCAGAGCGGCTTGCACAGGCCGATGATGACCGTACCCGACGCGTGAGCAGTACCGGCCCATGTCAGCGTTTCAATGTCGGACACGCCGGTATCGCCAGCGGCCAGCGGCAGGAACGGGTTGTACTTGTTCGCCGCCGCCCCGGTATTCAACAATCCACCCACCGGAACCGATGCGGTAGAAGTAAATGTCGTCGTGTTGTGTGAGACGCCTGCCGTGTTCTTGTACGCAACGACGCAAGTCGGGGCATTCGCGCCGAGCGCCGTATCTGCCGCAACGAACATCCTGAGTCCGGCACCTGCGGCGTACCGATCGCCTTTGCCAGCGCCGGAACCGATGGCCGTCATAGTCACTGTCTTCGCACCCGTGCTCGATACGTTCGCACCGGACAGCGGGACGAAACCCACAAGGTCAATCGCCATGATGTACCACGGCGCACCCGCCGCAGCGACAGCACAACCACCGGCAGTCAGGAAATGTTTGGTCGCCGTCGAGACATCACCGCCCGTATAGATCGTACCTTCCGACCACGTGTCGTCCGTCGGTACGTAAGTCAGGTCTGCGCCGGTAAAGGTCGCAGCAGGTGGATACCCTGCGTGTCCTGCCAGCAGAGTCCATGCGCCGGCCAACTGCGCAGCAGCGAGCGTCTTGGTCGTTGTGACTGTATCACCCTTGCCATTGACGGTCAGTTGCGTGATCAGGTCGTCTTGACTGGAGAACCCCATTTTATAATACTCCTTCAGTTCCATACAGTTTCGAGGGTGCCGACCAACATGGACGACGCGAGTGATCCCGCTGTTCCCTCGGCAAAGAAATTCAGCACCGCACCGTCCTTGATCTGCGGAGCGCCTGCTGCGTGAATCAACGACATGAATTCGTCTGCTGCACCGTAAGCGACACCGGTTGTCGTTCGACATTCCTGCGTGACATATCCGTTGAACAGTGGCTTGACAATTACCAGCGCCATCAACCCGCCGCCTGCCGCAGTGAAGGTCACGGACTCGATAGACCTGACGCCCGTGTCTCCGAGTTGCAACGGCAGGTATGGGTTGTAGCTCGCACCGACACCATCAGCCGACACGACCTGTCCGCCACCGGCCACCGCAAAGGTGAATTCGTTCTGGCTCACCCTGCCAGCCACACCGTCTTGATTGGTGTAGGTGAAGGTGAATTGCCCTATGGTCGAAGCGGCAGACTGAGCAACCGCAATCACCCGTCCGCTGGTGTATCGCGGCAGCGGGACTGTGTTGTCCATCAACTGCTCTTCGCCGATAGCATCCGTGTCGATGAACGGGTAGTACAGCAGGTAGTCGCACAGCACCAACCGCTGCCGCGCATTGACCGCTGTGGATGTGTTTGCTGTCATCACCATCATGGATTTCAGGTGCTGCGTCATGGGTGAAACATTCGGCACGTAGATACCACGAGAGGCTTCAACGAGTGCAGCGACAGATGGCGACGACGCATAGAAGTTTGCAGCAGGACTGCCCGCAAAATAGCTGTAGTCGATCCACGCATTCGTCGTAGTGGCCGCAGACGCTACAGCCTTGCGAAATTGCGTGATCCAACACTGACCGAGCAGATCAGCGTTGGCGAACTCTCCGACAGTGCGGAAACCTCTCATCCCGCCGCCTTACCGCTGCCGACCAACCGAGCGCTCAGACACACCGTCCCGTCAGCCGCGTCAGGAACCGCCGCAGGTGCCAGTCCAGTCGCACTGTCATCGGTACTCCGTTCAGTGTCCCGTCGCCCGTCAGCAGTACCTTCCGTGGCGCGTTGATCGTTGCTGTCGTGTGGTTGCATGTTCGTTTTACCTTGTCCTTGGTTACTCGGGCCTTCGCTCCGCATTCAGCGCAGGAGTAAAGATATGGGTATTGTGGGAACAGCATCAGGTTTCCGTTATGACAAGCGCATTGGCGAGGAACTGCGGCGTGATACTTGCTGCTGCGCCGATGGTGATCGGACTGTTCAGCGCGCCGTAGTGCCAGACCGCCGTCGCGCCAGATACGGTCGTGCCGGTCGATACCGCTGCCAGCGTTGCGCCGGTTGCACCGGACTGGTCGAACTGAAGCAACGCGGCGTTGCTCGTCGAACCGCCTGAACCGGCGACCCATCCCGCGCCACGAGCGACCGGCTTCCGCACATAGTTGGTGTATGCGACCTCGTTCTCAGCCTGCGAGTTCGTTACCGCCGTCAGTGTCGCCGTGTGGAGCGCAACATAGACATCGGTAAGTGGAGCAGCAGAGGCGTTGTCCGCTACGTTTGCCCACGCGGTTGCTCGATACAGCAGGTTGAGGATTCGATTACAAGCATCGGTTGATTTTGGCATGACGGTTACTCCTTGGTTGTGCCTACAGCAGCGGTACGACATTTGAAATAGATACCGGTCACCTCGACCAGCTTATTGACTGTCGCGCCGAACGTAGCATCGACCAGTGGCGGCAGTCGTTCGGGACACGACGAGATAGCGACAGGATTGCCCGGATCAGGTTGTGTCGGGTTGCAGGCCGATCCACTCAGCATGACAGCCATGAGCAGCAGGAGCAGCGATTTCATTTCAGTCTCCTGTAACGATTCTCGACGGCGCGGTACCAGCCGGACGTACCTTCGCGCAGATCAGGGAACTTCGCGCGCACCTGTCGTCTTGCCAGTTCTCGAAGGTTCGTACCATTGCTGTATCCAAATATCGGCATGTCATTTACCTCCCGACAGAGCCTCGTTGATCGTCTTCATCACAGCTTCTGTATTTTTACAGTCACGATACACAGGCACCTCACGAGTCTGTGTCTCAAGTGTCTGTCGTATCGTCACGTTGCGCACGTCGATCTTTGCGATCTCATGGGCCATGGCCGTCAGCGCATCGCTCTTGCTCTTGGCTTCTGCCAGTTCCAGCGCATCGCGCCGGTTGCTGCACGCTTCCCACCCGCCCCACGCGCCAGCAGCGAGCAGACCGACCATGACAAAAACATAGACCAGTGGATTCATTCTGTTGTCTTCCCTTCCGTATAGACCTTAAATGCTGCCGCTTGCAATGCAGCGAACGGTGCGGTAATTGCAGCCAGAGTGGCCGCCACGTCATAACCGCCGACACCTGCCGTTGCGTTGGCAAAGTCAAATGCCCATGCCGTCACGCGCCATGTCATCCACATCGTGACGACTAACACCAACCGGCTGAACGGACGGCGCGTCAGGTTCGACAGCAACCGCCAGCCCAATGACATGCGGCGCTCTTCTGTCATGGCTCGCACCCCGCGTCCCACACATAAATGAAGGTGTGCTGACCGGCACCAAGGTGCTCAACCAGCCGAGCCAGCGTATCCTTGCTCGACAGGATGCCGAACTGCTGCTCACCATCTTTGCGCTGGATCATGCCGTAACCCATGCCGACTGCGGTGCAACCATGCACCTGCGTGATCAGATCACCGGCATTGCCATCACCGTCCAGATCAAGCGACACGTCACCTGCCCATGTAGCGTTGTGGATCAGACAGTCTTTGCGGCCATGCCTGTCTTCAAGACGAATGACCGGACGGCCCAATGTAGGCGAATGCCATATCCAGCCGACGTAGCTATCATCCTTAATGCACGACATGCCGCGCTGATTGTCTTTCCATGGCAATTCGAGGGTATCGCAAGCGAATCCACCCTCGGCGACTAGCCGACCGATCGTACCGGTCGGCATGCACTTGCTACGGCGAATGATGACCTTCATCACACGTGCCCCTTCGCCAGCGCCGGCCATACGACCTGCACCAACAGCCAGCCCAAGAAACCAAGCAGCCCCCACTTCACCAACTCGAAGCGCATCTTTTTCCAGAACTCGGTACGTGCCTTGCTCTCAGCAATGAACTGCTCATGCGCAGAGCGATGGCCGTCATAGTCGGGCTCGCCGGTATGCGCGTCCTTTGGAAACGCCACAGCAATGCTGGTCTGCTTATCCATGTACGACGTTATGGATTGCGTCAGCGATGAAAGCTGCTGCTCGATGTGCGTCAGCCGCTCACCTACTGTATGTGACGGGCAGTCTGTAATTTCTGGAGAACACTTTATAACCATGTCATTCCCTCCCACCCTCTTTGGGGTAGATGCGATTGTAATTACCCGAGCAGCTTGACAACGGCCTCCCGTGCCGCTGCGAGCTTGGCCTCCACCGCCGCTAGGTCGGCACTGGCTGCAGCAACAGATGTGCGCAGTTCCGTTTCCTGATCACGCATCCGAACGAGTTGATCGCCGAGCGACACAACCTGCTCGGACAGCACGTCACGCTGCGACTGTACCGGAGCAAGGATCGACTCAGCTTGAGCACGCGCGACCTGTTGAGCAGCCTCGACAATACCTGCAGCTTTGACTTCCGCTTCCGCTTCAATACCCGCCGCTTTGGCCTGCGCCGTTCGTGTGCTCGTAGCTGCCTTGGCGCGCACGTCAGCAAGTTCAGTCTGTGCAGCCTGCACCTGCGCCGTCACGTCAATCAGCGCCGCCTGTGCAGCCGACACGCGCTGCTCGGTAGCAAGGGCCGTCTCTTCCATGCTCTGCATCTGGTCGAGCGTATCGGCCGCAGCCGTCAGCCCCTGCACGAATGTAACGAAACGACGCAGATCGCTCGCCACTGTGGATTTGTTTGCCATGATTTAAGTCCTCATCGGGTTAGCACGACGCATCAGCAGATACACGCCGATGCCGGTAGCAGCGCCGCCCGTAATCTTCGGACGGATGTAACGCGGACGCTCAACGATCTGCTTCATCGCATCAGTCAGCGCCGTGAAGCTCAGAGCAGCACCTTGCGCATTGTTCAGCGTGTTGTAGTTCGTGCCGTCATTGCTGCCTTCGATCACGACCGTTGCACCACCGATCGTGCCGATGATCTGCACGCAGTTGTCAGCCCATTCAGGCAACTCGACGGCAGTCGCCGCACCGTCAGCCGTTGCACCACCAGTCCATGCGATCAGACGCGCGCTACCATCGCCCTCGCTGATCTGTGTCGGTCCTGTAATTGTCCAAGTCATTTGTCATACTCCTCTGGTTACATGCCCGAGCCGGGCGAGTGTGGTTGATACGCGGGAACAGCAGGCATCCGGTCCTCAACCACAGGAGCCGGCGGTACAGCAAAAGTCAAAGCGAGCGAGTCGAAACGGTCAGGGCTCTTGATGCCGCGCCGCTTCGCATCGTCCTTGGATTCCAGCAGCAGTTCCCCGGCCCGATAGCCGTACTGCAGGGCCGTCAGGTCTGTCATCAGGTCAGGATCGTTCGGTATCGACGCACCGATCAGCCACTCACGGACACTGGTTGCCATCTTGGCGCGCAGGTTGTAGTTCTGGCCGTCGTCCATGCGGATTGCCGAATTGACATCGATCACAGTCTTTGTGATGCGGCCGGTACGATGGTCAGTCTTGTCGGGCCACCATGCTCGCATCATATCCGCCACACCGGCACCGATGCCGATCGTATCGACGGCGATCTGTTCCAATCGGATGTTATAGGCAGCGATCTCGTTGCGCGCTCTAGCCGCCGTCTGCACCAGATCATGCTTGGCCCACACGACCTGCTTGAGCAGTACGCGACCACGACGCAACGTCAGCACCGTTTTGTCATCACCGAAGCGTGCCACATCCAGACCGGCCATCAGACCGCCAGTTGCTTGCACTTCCATCGGACCACGCGACATGGCGTTGCGCACCAGATCGCCGCTGATAAACGAGTTGGCGATCGAGCCTTCGTAGTTGCGGTCAATCTCTTGCGCAACGACAACCGGATCGAGCGTTGCACACTGGTTGCGATACCACGCTTCGTCCTTGCGCGGATCGTCATGCCAGTCGAATATAAAAATTTCAATCTTGCCGCCATGTCGCTTGCGATAGAACGGGTTGCCCGGCCCGTTCGGCGTGCTCACGTCGATTTTGCAGTTCGAGGTCTGCGACAGCGCAGCATCAACCGATTCGGCGTGCTCGTAGTGGGCCGACTCATCCTTGAAGTAGATGCTGGTCCGGTTGCCGCGTCCGATATTATCACCAGCCTCGCCGACGATCGCCGCTCCATTCTCCGGGTTCAGGATGCGCATGTGTGGCGCGTGCTGCTTCTCGTCGTAGCCGCGCGGCCGTAGCTCCTGCGGCAGCAGGCCGATGAACTGGCGAACCTTCCAGAACAGGCTTTTCGGGTCACCGAGCTTGTCGACGTATTCTTCCTTGCGTGAGCCGAAGCCGATCACCGTACCGGGATGAAATCGCCACATCCAGACAGCGAACGCAACGCACAGCCATGACACGCCCATGTCACGTGACTTTTCAACCAGTCCGTCCTTGCGGCCGCGCCAACGCTCAACCAACCAGTTAATGAACTCTACCTGCTTCGGGAACAGCAGGAAGGGCACCATCGTCGGCTTGCCAATCTCTGCATTACGCGGATCAAACGTCATCCCGAAATCAGTGATGAACGCGACCGGATTGTCCTTGTAGAACTCAAGCACGGCCGGCACCAGTTCTGGCTTTGCTCGCAGCCGCTCAATAGCTTCGATCCGTGACCTAAATACAAGGTCATAATCTGGATCAAGCCAGTTGAGTTCAGGTGCGCCCATTTCCACCGATCCCGATCATCTGTTTGTAGGCATCTTCAGGAGCGAGCGTCACGTCAGCTTTGCTCTGGATAGGCGGCAGGTCATCAGCGCCACCAAGGGCGAGCTTGTCGCCGTACTGGCGGGCCTTGAGCTTGGACAGGAGCCACTTGCGGGACTCGACGCGCAGTCGGCGATGATCGGTCATGTCGCGCGTCTCGATCTCTCGACCGAGCATCTTGTCCTTGACGATCTGGCCGACGTGCTGCTCGTCCGATATCTCGACGATATCCTCTTCCCAGTGACGATACAAAGCACCGCGCGCTTCCTCATACTGTCCGAGCCAGACTGGATTTGCGTGGCACCAGTCCCACACCGACGAGATCGGTACGCCATGCATCGCTGCAGCCTTGCGTGCCGTCATTCCATCCTTCATGGAACGGCACACAAGCGCAACGTACATAGCCTTCTCGTCGTCGGTAAATGCAGCCATGCTAGGCAAAGCCGCTCGTGAAGTCTTTGTCACCCTGCGCTTCAGCAGCGGCCGGGTCTTCGCCTTGCTGCGAGTAGATCGCCTGCACTTGCTGCAGCGCCTCTTCGATTGACTTGACCGGCGTGCCCTGCGGCTCATCCATCTCTTCGGCTATCGGCTCCGTACCGACCGTGATGCCCTGCGGCGATACGCAAATCTTGATGCAGTAAGCGTCCATAGTTTTTCTCAATCGGTTAGGCGACGGCGATAGGGTGCCCACATTTTTAACCGATGTCAAAATAATCCTTGACAGCTCCAATGGAGCCATGTATAGTGGCGTCAGTTGGGTGCATCAGTGACCCGCCGCTCCTTAACAATCCGATCGAAACACCCTAGCAACAAGCCGGCGCGAAGTGACGCTCACTCCCCGCTCAGTTGAAGTCCGGCCAGATAACCACAGACGCAGCGCCTGCACACGCGGACGCTGCTGCGGTGGAATTAACCACCACTCACAGGAGATACAGACCATGAAGCTCAATCAAGTAGGGTCGAACCGCACCATCCTCACACTTAACAACGGCAACCAGATCGGCTTCTCGTATGAGACGCCAGTCGTCGCTGAAATCGATGGCGTGACGTACAAGACCGAGAAGAAATTCAGCGTGACCACCAGCAAGCACTGCGGGCAGTTGCTGAACGAAATGACCGGCAGCTTCGGCGGGCTCAAGCCGCAAGCGTTTTTTGAAGCGCTGCTGCCATGACCACCACCGTCCGTTACACCGGCCACGGCATCAATACAGGTGGCCTGCAAGGTCACAGCGTCGGTGCCGATTATCCGTACATGATCATCGGTATCGCCGACCGGATCGAACAGCCGACCGAATGGCAGGTCATGGATTGCCGCACCAGCAACCGCAGCGAACGCTTCCCGACCTACCAGCGCGCAGTGATTGAGATGACATCGCTGCGCACCCGCAACCTGATGCACTCTTAGAGTAGCAGCCACAGCCGCGTGACAGGCGGCTGTACCGGCAACTCTGCCGTAACCGTAGCGGGCGGATACCCCGCATAGGAGAAGCAAATGGGAACACTTATGCAAGCATCAAACCAATGGGCAACGCGCCCGGCCGACGAGCGTTACACGAATCTGAATGACATGCTCGATCACTTCCAGCAACAGCGCCTGCTGTCCGGCGAAAAAGTCGTGTCGTCGCGCAAGCTGATTGCATCGCCGACCGAAGACAACAAGGGGCTGCTGATCAACGGATATGCACCGACACACTGGTCGTTCGGGCAACTGGCACAACTGGCTGAAGCACCGGCCGGCTACCTGCGCACGCTACCGAGCCCGGTCGCTGCAGATTGCATCAACTACGGCCTGCAGTTCAAGCGCAACATCGAAGATGTCGGTGTCCTGCTCTACAAGAACGGCGACAGCGTACTGAAGGCAGCCACTGGCCCGCGCTACGGCCGTATCTGGAACGACGACATCACGCACTCGCTGGTTAATCACTTCGGCGATGGCGTGACCGGCGACTTCAGGGTGCCGGGCGAGTTCGGCAAGCAGGTCGAAGTGACCAAGGAAAACACCACGCTGTTTGCAGGCGATCGCGACATGTTCGTGTTCCTCGCCGATGAGCAGCACCGCATCGAACTACCCAATCGCCGCAACGGCAAATCCGGCAGTCTCGCTCGTGGCTTTTTCTTCTGGAACAGCGAGGTCGGCGCACAGACTTTCGGCATGGCTTCGTTTCTCTTCGATTACGTCTGCTGCAACCGCATCGTATGGGGCGCGCAGGAGTTTCAAGAGGTCCGCATCCGTCACACGGCCAGCGCACCGGACAAGTGGCTCGGCGAGGTCATGCCAGCCCTCGAAGCGTACAGCCGCAGTAGCACCGGCAGCGTCATCGCCGCAATCGAGGATGCCCGCAAGGACAAGCTCGACGACAAGGTGAATGAATTCCTTGCGCAACGCTTCGGCAAGCGCATGGTCGATTCGCTGCAGGCCACGCACTACGCTGAAGAGGGTCGTCCGATCGAGTCCCGTTGGGATGTCATCACCGCCGTTACCGCACAGGCCCGCAACGTCCAGCATCAGGACGCACGGGTCGAACTGGAACGGCAGGCCGGCGCGCTTCTGCAGTAAGTGACAGTGACTCAGTGCAGCCCCGTGACAGGGGGCTGCCATGTACTCACTCACACAAGGAGAACCGCAATGACAGACATCAACATCACCCGCTTCTACAACGAAGCCGCGCCGATGGATTACAGCGCGAGCGTCATGGAGATCGGCGCGAACGCCGGCCGCGATACGTGGCAGGCAGCAGTGGAAGACGCGCCCGATTACAACCTGCTGAACAACGACGACGATCGCGACGAATTCCGCGCGCACATCAAAGGCTTCGGCGCATGGTCGGACGAAGAGATTGCCGCATGGACCGACATGGAACTGAACGCACTGTTCATGCAACTGATCAGCGGCGACATCCGGTCAGGCGAAACCGATCGCATCTGGACGGACGAAGCAGGACAAACCTTTTACACGATAGGAGACTGATGACATGAAAACATTTCTAGCAAACCTGCAGCACGCCGCACGCACAGCAGAACATACCCGCATCGGCGGCGGCGTATTCTCACCAGTCGAATGCCGGGCGGTGGCCGACCTGCTCCGCGACATGCAGGAAACGCTGGCGGCAATGGCATTCACCGTCGAAACCGTCGCGCACCTGCGCGGCATGGAGCAAGAACTACTGCCGGTCGCCGACAAGGCACGGGCATTACTAACCAGAATGGAGGCATGACAACCATGTATAAAATTGAAGTCACTGCAGCCGAAGCACCGCGCCTGCTCGACTGGCTGACCAATCGCGGTGGCATCGCGATATGGGAGTCGCTCGATCTGTCCCGTGCCGGCGAACGCACCTTCACACCTGCCGATGCAGACCGCCCCGGCTGGCACTACAGCAACACACCTGTCGAGGTCGTCACCGACCGTGCCGACATCGGCGTCTATACCGAAACGCTCTACAAAGCGTTCGCTGTCGGCCTGCGTCGGTCCGGCATGACCCTGAAGCTGTCGGACGCAGCACAGCGCAAGCTGACGGCCACGATGGACGCCTGCATCGCCAAGCACGGCAACGCGCACCATCGCAAAGGCGTGCTGGAAGACAAGGCTGCCAGCGTCGGCGTGTATTATGCCAGCGAGGTACAACCGCTATGACAGCACGTATCATCAAGTACCGTCTCGATCCGGTCAGACGCCAGACGATCGAGGTGCCAGCCGGCGCATTCGTCTCGCACGTTCATGAACAGGACGGCGCGGCAACGCTCTGGCTGATACGACCAGCCGGCATGCTGCTGCTGCACAAATGGCAGGTCACCTGTCTCTCGACGGGCGACAGCATTCCTGACGACGCGGGCCGCCATGTCGGTACCGCACACATCCACGGCGGCCGGACGGTCGTCCATGTTTTTATAAAGGAGCCTACATAATGCTGTTCAGATCACAAGTCACACCAAAAGGCAACAGCAGCTACAGCTGCTCATCACAGGCCGAAGCTGACGCACGCGCAGCAGCACTTGATACGAATAACTGCTATAACTGCTCGGACTGCGCGGAATGCTCGGACTGCTCGGGCTGCTCGCGCTGCTCGTACTGCTCGGACTGCTCGGGCTGCTCGGGCTGCTCGGGCTGCTCGGGCTGCTCGGGCTGCTCGGGCTGCTCTGTCTGCGCGGAATGCTCGGACTGCTCGGACTGCTCGGACTGCTCGCGCTGCTCGGACTGCTCGCGCTGCTCTGTCTGCGCGGAATGCTCGGACTGCTCGCGCTGCTCGGACTGCTCGGACTGCTCGGACTGCTCGCGCTGCTCGGACTGCTCGCGCTGCTCTGTCTGCGCGGAATGCTCGGACTGCTCGGGCGAAGTCATTCAGGCCGGACACCCGAACGGATGGTCATGCTATGGATGGTTGAAAGACGGCGCACTCTTTATTCACTGCGGGTGCCGTCGTAAGACGTTCGCCGAGGCTGTTGAATACTGGTCGAACAAACCGGACCGGCTCGAAGTCCTGATGGCGTGTCACTACATCGCGTCCGTCGCACATTCCCGTGGATGGCCGACCTGATGCAGCCCATCACTCACGGCGATCTGATGGTACTGATCGATACCGACATGCAGGAGATGCTGCAGTCGGTCATCGACGAACCGACAACGCACGGCATCATCGTTCTCGGTAATACCGTCTTCATTCCCTACGGGCCTAGCCATCCCTGCAAGGCACCGGCTGACGCAACGAATGCCATGCCGCCCGCCACCTACTTCTACGTAAAGGAAAACTGCAATGGAAATCACGATCAAGATCGAACGCAAGTACGGCCGCACGCTGATCTACCCGATCTGCCCGAAGGCGATGCTGTTTGCCAAGCTGTGCCGACAGGAGACGCTGACGCCGGGGCAGATCGACGATATCAAGGCGCTCGGCTACACGGTAAGAGTCCAGCAGTTGCCCGCAACCTTGTGAGCGAGGCAAAATGGGTCGATCGACTGACTCCGTTCTGCCCGCTGATCTGTCTCATCTCGTCGTCAGGTCTTCTGCTCTTCTCCGACCGGTACGGCATCATCAGGGGTGCCTACCGCCCGATTGACGGGACGCACTACCTCACCCCCTAGCACCACATCCAAACCCTCCTCAATGGCCTTGAGCACCGATTCATGGACGAGCTTCGGCTCCCCTCCCTGATCGATGATCAAGGCCATTCCTTTTTGTGCCGCCGCGATCTGTGCAACTTCTCCGATCCGACATGCAAACCGTACCGCCTCTTCGATCTGCATCTCGATCGTAACCTTTGCATCCGGTAGATCGAAGGCGATGTCGCCACCCTCGGTGACGCGAATACCAATCCCACTCATGGTCATGCTCCTTGGTTAATACGTGCAACGGCTGCTGCACGCTCTTGCTCTAGCAACTGCCTGTCGGTCATCAGCGCCGCCTTGGTTGTCAGACCGCGCCATACATTCCCCTCCCGCACGTACCCACAGTCATCCAGCACCGCATTAAATTGTTGCTTGGAAATAGATCGCCCAAACCATTTGCAGAACGCAGCGTGCAGGGTCTTCGACGAAAGTCGGGCGTATGGATGAATCGTGCAATCAGCCGCGATCCAGTTTGTGATGCCGTCTCGATACGATGTGCCTTTAAGGATCAGACCATACCAGTAGCACCCGTCGTTGCGTGTCTTGCGAAGGAACCCTCGCGCGGTCAGCGCACGTCCGAAGGTCTGCTTGTTCAAGACCCCACCGTATCCTCTATAGCTGTTGTAAAGCTCGGCAGATAACACAGCCTCGCCCGGTTGTTGATCACACGCTGCCACGATCCATTGATCGACATCGTTTGGAAAGAACGACGACCGCAACACACCTTCAATCAGTTGTTGCGAAGCACCAGCACCTATCGCTTGCTGTACTGCATTTTCGATTATTGCTTTTACGATCTGTTCCATGTTCTATATCTCCTGACAGATTATGACTGATTAAACTATGCTAAATAAATTCTATCATTTTTTAACTATCTGATTCTATTAACTTTATGATAGATACTGACCGATTGACAGCAATTTCAAAGACTTTTCCCTAGTAAATGGTAAAAGTTATAGATGGTATATAGCATAAATAACTTTCACAAAATTACTAGAAAACTTCTTGGAAACAGCCAAATATCGGTCATAGTCAGTCATATCTGTCATGCACGAACAGCTAAACCAGTTCGCATCGATCCATGCATCGTATGTATCTTCTTCAACCCTCTATCGGACAATCGACGACCGAACGATTGGGCTGTAAGTGGATTCTTGTATCCATTCTTTTCCGCCCAATCTCGATAGGATGCGTACAGGAGCGATCCCATCGAAGATGCATCCGATCGTTCAACGCATCTTTCGATAATCCACTGTCCGATCACATCCATCTCTTTACGATACTCATCTGTAGCTTCGACGATCGCTTCTGGAACTTCACCCAATCCGATCCGCTGCCATTCCATGCAACCTTCCAGCATCCACGCAAGGATATGCTCCGCCTCGTCACCGAAGCGATCCTTGAGCGTCTTGTCTGGATCATGGAAGATGCGCAGGAACGGAACCAGTTTGATCCGCGACCAGATGCCGTGGTCTGTGTTGCGGATAACAGGTTTATGGTTGCCGAGCATGTTTATCTTGAACTGCGGCAGGAACGTCACAGGGTCTTTGTACAGGCCGCGCGCAGTGATGTGGTCACCTCCGGTCATAGTCTTGATCAGCGCCTCATCCACGGTGGCGTCGGTCGTTTCTGACGACAATATGAACCGCGCGCCTTGCAGCTTGAACAGGTCCGGTGACGCCGCCCCACCCCCGGCCGCCGACTCTTGGAACGTCTTTTTATCAACAGTTGCAGCGTACTCACCGAGCACGGTGGCGACAGACTCGAACATGGTCCCTTTACCATTCCGCCCCATGCCGTAAGCGAAGACCAGAACCTCCTCTCTGGTGTTGCCAGTCAGGCAGTAGCCGAACCACCGCCGCATCCACCGCACCAGAGCTTGGTCGCCACCAAACACTTCCGACACAAACGACAGCCACCGATTGCTGCCATCAGCGCGACCCACACCACTCACACCGAGCGACTTGGTAATGTAGTCATCAGGACGGGCCGCCCGTACAGCGCCTGTCCGCAAGTCCAATACCTTGCGTGCCCCATCCAGTCCGCAAAGCATCGGGTCTGTATCGAGCATTGACATTGACATGCAGATGTCGGAATAGAGCGCAAGCATAGTGATGGTGTTGGTAACTGTCCGCACCTCTGCGCACTTGCGTGCCCACTTGACATAGGTGGCTGACTCCATGATGTTGCCGGCACCCTCCTGATATATGTCGGTGGCCAGATTTGCCGCAAGCCGCTTGACACGGGAGCCCTTCGGGTCCGACAGCCACTGCCCATCATGCCAGTACAGCCAGCCGCCCGTCTCGATGATGTACCGCAGCACGCCAGCGTACTTGTCATGCATGCGCATGGCATTACCA